CAAGCCTTATCTTTATGGGGATCACTTTGCCCCGCATGATATTGAGGTACGCGAACTGGGCAGCGGTAAAAGTCGCCGGGAGATGGCTTGGGATCTGGGATTGAATTTTCGGGTTGTACCAAAGCTGCCTTTAGAGGACGGCATACACGCAGCGCAGATGCTGATACCCCGGTGCTGGTTTGATGCAGAAAAGTGCAAGCAGGGGCTAGACGCGCTCAGGCAGTATCACCGGGCATACAACGAGCGGAACAGAACATTTAGAACAAGCCCGGTGCATGATTGGTCAAGTCATGCAGCTGATGCATTTAGGTATCTGTCTATAGGAATAAAAGAAGTTCGCAATGACGGCAGGCCGCCACAGCGGCTAGCTGCAATGGACTATAACCCTTTCGCACATATAGGAGCAGCATAATGGGTTTTTTCAGCAAGCCAGCCCCGCCACCACCACCACCCCCGGCACCACCACCGCCACCTATCAAGCCGCAGGCATCAAAAGAAGTGCAGGCAACAAAGCAGCAGGCAGCGCGCAAAAAAGGTCAGGCAGCTGCCAATGTAACTGGTGGTCAGGGTCTGATGACAGAGGCGCCCACACAAAAGCCTAGCCTGCTTGGCCAGAATAAAATGGGGTATTGATGGAACAGGATAAGCGCGCTGCTGTCTTGATGAAGCGTTACAAAACGCTGCAGCAGCACCGCAATAACTGGGAATCGCATTGGCAAGAAATTGCTGATTATATCGTGCCGCGCAAGGCTGATATCACAAAGCAGCGCCATGCTGGCGATAAGCGCTTTGAGCTAATCTTTGACGGCACTGCGATCCATGCAGCTGAACTTATGGCTGCCAGCCTGCATGGTATGCTGACCAATGCCAGCACACCGTGGTTTAGCCTGCGCTACCCTGACCGGGAGCTAGAAGGCGATGACATGGCCAGAGAATGGCTAGAGGGCGCTACTGATGTAATGTATACAGAGCTGCACCGCTCGAACTTCCATGAAGCTATACATGAGCTATACAGCGACCTTGTCACCTTTGGCACCGCTGTCATGTTTATCGATACAGACAAAGAGCAAAACCTGCGCTTTAGCACCCGGCATATTGCAGAGTGCTATGTGTCAGAAGATGAATTTGGCCGGGTGGACACAGTCTATCGTGAATTTAAAATGTCAGCCAAGGCAGCGCTAGACCAGTTTGGTGAAGAGAATATTTCGAAGCGAATAGCCAAGAAGGTACAGCAAGACCCCTATGAGCATATCACTTTATTACATGTGGTCATGCCAAGGACTGAGAGGGACAGCCTCAAGCTTGATGCAAAGAACAAGCCCTTCAGCAGCTGCTATCTCGACCCGGAAGAAAAAATCATTCTGTCCGAATCTGGCTTTGATGAATTTCCGTATGTGGTGCCAAGATATCTGAAGGCAAGCTTTGAGCATGGCTATGGCCGCAGCCCGGCAATGACCGCGCTGGCTGATACCAAAATGCTCAACAAGATGTCTGAGACAGTTATCAGAGCGGCACAGCTGCAGATACACCCGCCCTTGCTGGTGCCTGATGATGGGTTCCATATGCCAGTGCGTACCGTGCCGGGCGGTCTAAACTTCTACAGATCCGGCACAAGGGACAGAATTGAGCCGCTCAATATCGGCTCAAACAATCCTCTAGGCAATGACCAGATGGAACAGCGCAGGCAGGCGATACGCTCTGCATTTTATGTAGACCAGCTGATACTGGGCAACAGCCCGAACATGACAGCAACAGAGGTCATACAGCGCACAGAAGAAAAAATGCGTCTGTTGTCACCTGCTATGGGCAGGCTGCAGTCTGAGCTGCTACAGCCGCTGATAGAGCGCATGTTTGCGTTGCTGACAAGAAAGAAAGCTTTTGAGCCTGCGCCGGACTTTATGGCAGCAAGTGATATCGATATTGAATATGTCTCACCAATGGCCAAGGCGCAGCGCTCAGGCGATGTTCAGTCTGCTATGCAGATGTTCCAGTTCCTGCAGCCGCTAACACAGATAGACCCATCTGTTGTTGACTACATCGACACAGACGGCCTAGCCCAGCATATCGTGAAAGTAACAAATGTCCCGGCTACAGTCGTCCGGGGGCAGACAGAGGTAGCGCAGCTGCGCGCGCAACGCCAGCAACAACAGCAACAGATGATGGAAATGCAACAGGCAGCACAAGCCGCACAGGCAGCTGGTGAGGCCGCGCCTGCGCTAAGGGCTGTAGATGATGTAAGCGAAGAAACACAGGCTGGCCTAGCGCAGCTGTTGGGGCAGTAAATGGCATATACACCAGATCAGATTAAGGACGCCTATGTCTCTGTCTTTAAGGGCGAAGGCTCAAAGATTGTCCTCGATGACATGGCACAGCGGTTTTGTATGTATTCACCGACTTTCGTGCCGGACAGCAACGAGACAATATTTCGCGAAGGGCAGCGCTCTGTGCTGCTGTTCATCAATTCAATGTTAACTGCAGAAAAGCGAAAGCAGAAGATTACAGAAGAGGAAAACTAAATGTCAGAAGAGCAGGTAGCGGAAGCTCCGGCAGAAGCTGGGCAGGCACCGTCTGTTGAAAGCACGGCAACAGAATTTAATTTTAGAGATCACATTGATGAGACACTAAGGGACGACCCAAGTCTGGCGTCCTATAAAGATATAAACGGCATGGCCAAGTCGCTCATCAACGCCCAGAAAATGGTGGGCGCTGATAAGGTAGCTATACCCGGCAGCTGGGGTACTGAGGCTGATTGGGATCAGGTTTATGACAAACTGGGCAGGCCGGGCGAAGCGTCAGCCTATGAGCTGGACGCAGGCGAAAACGCCGTAGAAGAAAATGTAAACTGGTTTAAAGAAACAGCGCACAAAATTGGGCTGAACCAGAACCAAGCACAAATGCTGCTGCAAGAATATAACGAGCGCATGGGCAGTCAGACCGCAGTAACAGAAGAGCAGCTCGAGGCAAACAGGACAAAGTTAGAAACAGAACTGCGCGCAGATTTAGGTGACCAGTTTGAGCCGACACTGCGGCAGGCAAACAGTGTGTTAAATGAATTTGAGGCATCAGAGCTGACAGAGCTGCAGCTGGCAGATGGATCTCTTTTGGGTGACAACCCGGAGGTCATACAGCTGTTTGCCAACATAGGCGCCTTTATGCATGAGCGTCTGGCAGAAGATAGCTTCAGTGGGCGCGAGAGTGAGCCGGGGCTTACAAGCGGTGATATAGCTAAAAAGCTATCAGATATCACAGCGCCCGGCAGTCCGTACTGGGATAAGACACACCCAGACCATGACCGTAGTGTGGCAGAAGCTCTGCGGCTCAGGGGGC